AAATTTTTTTTTGGTGTTTTGGGTTTTAAATTTTTTTTCATGGGTTATGTTGAATAACCCTTAATGAAATATAGATGGTTGAACATACTATAATTTTAAGAATAAAAACTGGAAAACGTCATAAGAATGAAAGGAAAAAAAAAAAAGACAAAGACAGTAAAATCATCAGAAAAGACTAACTGATGGGAAGGAGAACTTGCAGCTGGTAGGACTGTAAGTAGGAGCTTCTAGAACCGAAGAAGGGCTCAAGAGTCGCGTACATATACACATTTTGAGGCGTGGGGCGCTCATTAGTGGGTTGGTAACGGTACGATGACCAGAGAGACACATCAGGGGAGAAAGAAGGAGTGGAGACTGTCTTACTAGACGTAACTACTAGGTTGGTGGACGGGACAAGTCCATCAGCGTTGCGGTTAGCCGTGTAGGGCAGAATCGGAAGCGCAGAGTACATGACACGATTAAAGTATGGCAGCCAAATATTGGCAGCGTCATAGAGAATCGACATGGTAAACATGCGGCTGGAGGGAGCGTGTGATCTAGGATACTGTTGAAAAGGAAATCCAGCAAACGTCGCTTGAATTCGACATAGTGGGATTGCGCCTTGGAGATTGCGCGAGTTTACAGCAGAAATGGAGCTGGAAGGAGAAGGGAGGAAGATGGTAATACCATCGACGTTTCCATTTTCGATCAGCTTTCCAGAGATCAGAGTGGAGAAATGGGCTGAAGGCTCATCGTCGTAAGGATCGAAGAGGAGGATCTGGCCTTCAACGTGGTCTTCGTATGATGGGCGAAGAGGTTTGAGGGGTGATTCAGATTCCTTTTCAGTGACGAGGTAGAGAGAGGGGTGAGCTTCAACACCAGGAGGGTAAGGAAGAGTCAGCTTCTTGGGAGGATTGGAGATCTGAGGTGGACAGAAGTCAACAGCTTTACAGAAATTTGCGAAATTTCCAGGTTTAAGAACTGATGATTCGTCAAGATCTATCAATGTAGAATAATTCGCAGTGGGAGCAGTAAGATCAAAGATCATATGCCGAGTGATGGATCCAGAGCGAGTTGCCAAGACGGATGACAGGGAACGGGTAGCATTAAGATACTTCTGACAGGAGGAAGAGAGAGCAGTCAAAAAGGAAGTAGTCGTAGTGCGAGAGGAGGGAGACAGCATCAGCAAATAAGTATAGGGATTGAAATCGGCATCCGTAAAAGAAGGAGGGTCGAATTGAATCTCAGTGACAGCATTGCGTTTAAGATGAGTCCGGTGAGTGGCAGAGTCAGCTAGACGAGAAAGGGATCTAAGTAGCCAGGTTTTATACTGGAACGTTTCGGTTGTTGAACCGGATATCGTTTGATAGATTCCACCAATTATGTTTCCAACACGGTAATCTTCAGTGTTATAAGTTACACAGGTTTGTGATAACCATGATTTGTAAGAGTTAGGAACTTTGGTCTGCGTCAGCAGCTGGTTGTGAGCCAAGAGAAATATCGACGGAGGAATGAGTCTAGGAGCGTCATACTCGAAGAGAACAGATCCGTACGAAGGGAAAAGAGAGACAGTTGTGCGTACATCGAGCTTGTGAGGATGAAGGGCATCGAGAACGGAAAATACAATGTCTGGGACGAGGCAGTTAGAGAAGATGTCGATTAGCTTACGCATAATATGCGAGGCATCGATCTCTTCAGCATAGGCTGACATCGTGGAGGAGGAGTATACGTCAGTTAAGAAAATAAAGGCATGCAAGCAGTACATTAAATAGCCAACAACGGTAGCGGGAGATACCATGGAAGAGGATTCAACATCAAACTTGGAATAGTTTTGCTGAACGTATTCGGTGAAGACGTAACAAGCGAACCGGGAGTCAGGAACAACTTGGATTAGGAACGGTCTTTCGCCGGAGGAGCGGGAACAGTTTCGGCCAAGATCGATATCTCGGGCGAGGCTGGACGCTTCGGAAGAGTGGGAGGCTTCACCCTTGCAAGGTAATCCGAGAGATCGGGTTCCTGCGTGAGGAGCGGTGAGGCCTGGACCAGCAGAGGAGCTGGGGGCGGTGCGAGCGATGGAGTTGTTGAGGCCGATGGGCTCGTGAGAGTGGGCGTCTGGCTGGAGGCCGGAGGGACGGACTTCTTGTCGGGCTTCGGATTGGAGATCGCGGGCATCGTGAGACATATTTATTTAAATATGGAAAAGAAAGAGAAAAGAGCAGAGTTACAGAATTGTACGTTTGGTGATGTATAAGCAATCGTGTAATGGAATGTCT